GGCCGCTACCTGGGCCAGGGTCCCTTTGGGACGGGGCCGGGGACTGCCTGGGGCTATGAGCGGATAGTGTCCCAGTCCATCGCTGTTGGCCAGGCCATCATCGGGGACTTCAAGACCATCCAGCTCCTGGACCTGGAACCCCTGGCCATTGAGGCTTTCAACCAGCACAAGGACTATGCCCAGCGAAACCTGGTCTACATCCGTGCTGAGAAGCGGGCCGTCCAGCTCATCCGCAATGCCGCCAGGCTCTGCGTCGTGGATCTGACGGCCTAAGCCATGGCTGAGAAGGAAACCCCCATCATCATCATCGGCGGCGTCCGCTACCGCAAGGAGGATGCAGCCAGGTTGGGCCTGACTGAGGAATCCGGCACAAAGTCCACGGCTAAGAAGAAGGGGGCCAGTGATGCCGGCACCGTATCTGGCGACACCGGCGGATCTGGCGACACTGACAAAGCTGCCGGAGAACAGCCCGGACCTATTACTAGCTCTAAACAGGGCAAGTGAGAGATTCCGGCAGGCAGTAGGGCACCCTGTCCACCTGGTCACAGATGAGGTGGTCCTGCTCAGCGGGGACGGTTCCACCCTGCTCCTACTGCCTGCCGCCCCGGTCAGTGATGTCTCAGTGAAGGTGGACGGCGCTGAGGTCACTGACTTCTCTGTCTCAGCCAAGGCCGGTGTCCTCCGGCGCGGGGCCGGCTGGCCGGACGGCCTGGACAACATTGAAGTCACCTACTCTCATGGCCATTCCACCATCCCGGGCGGGATCCAGGACGCGGTGCTGGAGCAGGCGGCCATCCTGGCCAAGGTCCCTGCCGGGGTCCAGTCGGAGTCAGCCGGGGGCCAGTCCGTCACCTGGGGCCTTCAGGCCACCACAGGGGTAACCCAGAAGTGGTCTGAAGCCGTGGCCGCCTACCGGCTGGGAGGCCTGCCATGAGTATCACCTTTGCCAACAGGACTATTACCGTGATCCGCCCGGGCCGATACCAGGACCACGGCTCCTGGTATGACGACTGGGACAACCCGGAGCCTGATCGGGAGATTGAGGGCTGCATCATCTTTGCCGGGGTCTCCACTGAGGACAATGACCGCCAGGATGCCCAAAAGGTCACCTACACGGTCCAGGCTCCCCCGGACTCAGATGTCCGGGCCACCGACAAGATCCGCGTGGACATGGAGCCTGACCTGGATCTGGCCGTCTATGGCAGGCCAAGGCCTGTGGTCTCCCCCACCGGCTTCCTGGACCACCTCCACATAGAGCTCAGTGACTGGGAGGTGACCTGATGGCCTTCAAAGTCACCCTGAATGAGGCCAACATCGGCAGGCTCCTGACCAGCCCCGCCGTCCAGGCTGACCTGCTCAGACGGGCAAGGAAGATAGCCGCGGCCGCCGGCCCGGGGATGGAGCCTTCCGTCCAGGTGGGCCGGACAAGGGCCAGGGGGTCTGTCATCACAGCCACCAGGAAGGCCAGGGAGGCCGAGGCCAGGGACAGGGCACTGACCAGGGCACTTGATGCCGGGCGGTCCTGATGTGGACCTTCCCGGACATTGAAGGCCTGCTCATCGACTACCTGGCACCTGTCCTGGGGATCCCGGTGGGAACCAAGGCACCAGGCACCGGCACTGAGTTTGTGAAGGTGCTGCGGACAGGAGGCCCCCGGGCCACTCCTGTCTCTGACAGGCCCCTGGTCACCTTTGAGGTCTATGCCACCCGCGGCAGCCGTGCCGTGGAGCTGGCTGACAAGGCCAGGAATGCCCTCCATGCCCTGGCCGGCACCTGGCTGGGCACCTGGCCTGTCAAGGAGGTCACTGAGGCCGGCGGCCCGGGGAACCTGCCTGACCCGGTGTTCCCATCCCTGACCCGCTACCAGTTCACCCTTGCCATCCATGTCAGAGGCAGACAGGACACCCCATGAAGATCATTGTGGCCAATGAATACACCACCCCCGGGGGCCGGAAATACAAGGCTGGATCCACCGTGGAGGTGGATGGCCCCACAGGCCGGTCCCTCATTGCCAGGGGCAAGGCCAGAGAGGCTCTATTCCATGGCAGGCCGGTTGGCCAGAGGCCCAAAACGGCCAAGGAAGCCAGGGAAGCAGAAGAAACGGCAACCGCCGGCTCAGCCACGGCTGAGGACACAAAACCCAGTAAGGGAAAAGGAAAGGACTAAGCCGTGGCTAAAGACTATGACGCTATCCGCGTCTATGGAGACCTTGATTCTGAGGTGTTCTTTGCCCCCAAGGGGACCACACTGCCAACAGCCATCACCACAGACCCGGCTGACCCGTTCTGGGCTGTTGGCTGGCTCTCAGAGGACGGCGTGTCCCTGGCTGTCTCTACCGATGTGGAGAAGTTCAAGGGCTGGCAGGGTGGCACCACCCTCAGGACCAAAGTGACCTCCACAGAGAAGTCAGTGACCATCCAGGCCCTCCAGGAAACCCCTGGGGTCACAGAACTGTATTACGGCCACGGGGAGGCCACCGTCACCGGCACCGGGGCAACGGCCCTGGCCAAGATTGACCTGCCCGAGTCCATCCCCACCATCGAGCGGGCCGCGGTCTTCAAGTTTGTGGACGGCGGAGTGGAAAAGTGGCTGTGCTGCGAACTGGTCCAGGTCACTGACCGCGGGGAAGTCCCCCACCAGTCCAGCTCCATGACCCTGTATGAGTTCACCCTGGAAATCATCGGGGACTCCTACATCCTCACCAATGCCCCTGCCTATGTGACCCCGTAAAAGCCCCGGCTGCCGGGGTTTCTTCCGTGGCGATGGTTCTTTGCCCCGGCAGCCGGTCTGACCCCCCAGAGCTAAAGAGCCGTCGCCACCAATCGCCAACAAAGAAGGATCGCCATGACAACAGTGCCAGACAAGGCAGTGGCCAAGCGCCGTGCCTCTGCCATCCCTGCTGAAGCAAAAAAGCCCCAGGACCACCAGCCGGCCAAGGAGGATGTCACCGGGCCAAAGGATGTCACAGTCTACTGGCCTCCCCGGTCAGAGGATGAGGGAGTGACCAGCCATGAATACCTCATTGCCGGGGAGAACATGGATGACGCGGAGCTCCTGGAGTATTTCACAGATGAGAACTTCATCGGGGCTTTGAGGATCATGCTGGGCCGGAAGCAGTGGCTGGCCTACAAGGACCATGCCCGACTGGAGGACGGCAGGGTCACGGCCTCCGGGGCCGCTGAATTCCTCAATCACATCCTCAAAGAGGTGAAGCGGGGAAATTCCTAGGTCTCGCCTACCTGCTGGCCAAGTTCCCGGCCCAGGTGGAGGCGGACCTCCAGCGCTTCTACAACATGGACCTGGCCGACATGTACCGCGGGACCGTCACCGTGAGGAAGGTCTGCGTCCTGGTCATGAACCTCCCCCGGGGGTCAGCCACCTGGCAGGCCCTGGGCGGTCAGGTGGCTGTCACTGCTGAGGTGGAGGCTTCCTGGCTCATTGAATATGCCCTCTTCACCATTGCTCATGGCCAGGGCGGGGGCAAGGGCAGGAAGCCGGAGATGCGGAAGTATCCCCCGGGCCTGCTGGAGGCAGCGGAGAAGTCCAAGGCCACCTTGTCCAAGGCCGAGGCCTTCAGGGCCAAACATCTGAACAAGTAAGGGGAGGCCATGGCTGTAGAGCTTGCCACTGCCTATATCAGCCTGGTCCCCACCACCCAGAACATCAAGCCGGCCATGGAGAAGCAGTTTGCTCCTGTGCCGGCCATTGCAGAGGAAGCCGGCCGGGAGTCCGGCAACCGCTTTGCCGATGGTTTCAAGGCTGCCGGATCCAGGATAGGCAGTGCCCTGGCCGGCACCATGAAGGCCGGGATCTCCGTGGCCTCAGCTGCGGCTGTGGCTGCCAGTGCTGTTGGCATCAAGACGGCCGCGGCAGCTGAACAGTCAGAGATTGCCTTCTCCACCATGCTTGGCTCCGGGGAGAAGGCCAAGTCCTTCCTGGCTGACCTGTCCAAGTTCGCTGCCAAGACACCTTTTGACCTGCCGGGGCTGGAGAAGTCCGCGTCCTCCCTGGTCTCAGCGGGCATTGATGCCTCCAAGGTCATCCCCATCATGACCTCCCTGGGCAATGCCACCTCAGGGATGGGCACCGGGGCTGAGGGCATCCAGCGGGCCACTGTGGCCCTGCAACAGATGAATGCGGCCGGGAAGATCTCCGGTGAGGACCTCAATCAACTCAGGGATGCCGGGATCCCGGTCTTTGACCTGCTGACCGCGGCCACCGGGAAGACCACGGCCCAGATCGCCGAGATGGCGGACAAGGGCAAGCTGGGCCGGAAAGAGCTTGACCAGCTCATGTCTGCCCTGGAGTCCGGCAAGGGCCTGGAGAAGTTCAACGGCCTGATGGAGAAGCAGTCTGCTTCCCTGACCGGCATGTGGTCCACCCTGAAGGACACCTTTTCAACGGGGATGGCGGAGGCGGTCAAGCCCCTGATCCCCCTGCTGAAGGACGGCCTGGGCGGAGCCACGGCCTTCCTGACGGAGAAGGCACTGCCCAAGGCCAAGATCTTCTTTACTGAACTGGCCGGCGGGATCACGGCCTTCAGTGCTGCCTGGGCGGCCAATGACGGGGATGTGACCAGCTCGGGCTTCCCTGGCTTCATGGAGCGGGCGGCCTTCATCACCCGGCAGGTCTGGGAGACGGCCAGGGAGGCCATTGCCTCCTTCACCGCGGCCTGGCAGTACAACGACGGGGAGATCACCTCCAGTGGCTTCAATGGCTTCATGGAGGTGGCCGGCTACCGGCTCCACCAGGTCTGGGATGCCCTCACAGGCCTGTATGCCCTCCTGGTCCAGGGGGACTTTACGGGGGCCTTCTCCCGGGCCTTCAATGTGGAGGAAGACCACCCGGCGGTGGGCTTCCTCTTTGACCTCAGGCAGAACGTCATCGACACTGTGGCGGCCATCAAGGAGACCACAGGGAACCTTTGGGCCGGTCTGTCCATGGACTCGGCCACCAGGGCACAAATGGAGGGCCAGCTAACCGGAGCCCAGGCCATCGGCGCCAATATCCGGGACTTCTTCGGTGATGTCTGGGCCGGCATGCAGAAGATCGACTTTTCCAGCTTTGATGCCTTTTTCGCCTCCCTTCAGGAGCAGGGCGGCCCGGTGGCCCAGTCCCTGGGCAGCATCGGGGAATCCTTCAAAACCCTGTGGCCGGCTATTCAGGAGTTCGGCAAACAGGCACCTGACCTGGCCTCAGGGGGCCTGTCCCTGCTGGCCAAGGGCCTTGAATTCCTGGCTGACCATGTGGATGACATCATTGCCTGGATGCCTGCCATTGTGGCCGGCTTTGTGGCCTGGAAGGTGGCCCAGGTGGGCCTGGCGGCCGCCCAGCAGGCGGCCATCCCTGTCCAGCTCATCCTCAATATCACCAGGATCGCTGCCGCCCGGGCTGAGCGGGACAATGCCATTGCCATCAGGCAGGCCACCGCGGCCACGGCACAGTCCACAACAGCCAACAATGTCTCCTTGGGGACCAGGCTGCGGAACACTGCGGCCCTGATAGCCCAGAAGACTGCCACCATTGCAACCACAGTGGCCACCCGGGCAGCGGCCGCCGGCCAGTGGCTCCTGAATGCGGCCATGACAGCTAACCCCATCGGGATCATTGTGGCGGCCATTGTGGCACTGGTGGCAGGCCTGATCTGGTTCTTCACCCAAACGGAACTAGGCCAGCAGATCATCCAGAATGTCTGGGGAGCCATCCAGTCCTTCATTGGCGGGACGGTCCAGTGGTTCCAGGATCATGTCCTCCCGGTCATCCTGGATGTCTTCCACAATGTGGGAGCTGTCTTTGAATGGCTCTACAAGAACATTGTGGAGCCGGTGTTTGGTTTCATCCAGGCCGTGGTGGCCGGGGTGGTGGCCTGGTTCACCGGCACCCTGGTCCCCGGGGTCCAGGGGGCCTTTGCCGCGGTAGGGGCTGTTTTCACCTGGCTGTACGAAAATATCATTCTGCCCTATGTGAATTTCTGGATGACCATTTTTAATGCCCTGTGGTTGGTGGTCAAATTCATCTTTGAGGCCATAGTGGCTGTCATTGAGAAAATTGTGATCCCGGCTATTGTGTGGTTCTATGAAAATGTCATCAAGCCGGTCTTCGATGGAATAGCGGCTGTTTTCACATGGATCTGGGATAACATTGTCTCCCCTTACTTCAATTTCTGGGTGGATCTGTTCACCAAGACAATTCCCGGGGCCATCAACTGGCTGCATGACAATGTGATCAAGCCTGTCTTCGACAAAATCGGGGAAGTGTTCACATGGATCTGGGATAACATAGTCTCCCCCTACATGAATTTCTGGATAGACCTGTTCCAGAACAAGATCCCGGCCGCGATCAACTGGCTCCATGACAATGTGATCAAGCCGGTCTTTGACAAGATAGGTGAGGTCTTCACCTGGATCTGGGACAATATCGTTTCCCCGTACATGAATTTCTGGATCGACCTTTTCACCAAAACCATCCCCAATGCTGTGACCTGGCTTTACGAAAATGGGATAAAGCCCATCTTCGATAAAATCGGGGAAATCATAAAGTGGGTTTGGGAAAATGTCATCAAGCCCGTCTTTGATACCTTCTCAAATGTCATCGAAAAAGAACTGCCTAAAGCCTTCGAGGCCGGGAAGAAAATCATCGAGGACATTTGGAACGGGATACAGGAAATAGTCAAGGCTCCCATCCGTTTTGTGGTCAATACAGTCCTGAATGATGGCCTGATAAAGTCCATGAACGATATTGCAGGCCTCCTGGGCATCAAACCGTTGCCGACAATTGTGCTGCCCCCCGGCTTCCGGGAAGGTGGCTACACCGGGAACCGGCCCAGGGGTGCCATTGCCGGTGTTGTCCATGGTGATGAGCATGTCATCAGGTCTGAATCACGGCGGCGCATGGAGGCCGCTATGCCTGGCCTGCTGGAGCACATCAACAGGTTTGGCACCTTGTTTGGTTATGCCGGCGGTGGCCGGGTGGCTCCCTTGAAGGAGCTCCTGGTCACCCAGGGATATAACAGGGTCCACAAGGGCATTGACTATGCCGCCCAGGTGGGCACTCCTGTCTTTGCCACTCAGGACGGTGTGGTCTCCCATGCCGGCCCGGGTGCCCAGGCCCCCGGGGTCTGGGGAGGCCAGGAAGTTCACATCCTGGGGTCAGGGCTGGAAACCTGGTATGCCCACCTGTCCAAGATCGCCGTCAAGGTGGGGGAGAATATCCGCGCCGGCCAGATGATTGCCCTGTCCGGCAACACCGGGATCTCATCAGGGCCTCACCTCCACTTTGGAGTCTTCCAGGGAGGCTGGCCTAATGACATGGACCCGGTGGCCTACCTGGGCGGGGCCGGGGCACCCAATGGGGAAGGGTTTAACCCCATTGCGGCCATCATTGATGCCCTGGTGGCCAAGTTCAAGGAGGCCTTCCCGCAAGGGGGGGCCTTCATTGACCTGGTGGGGGGCTTCGGCAAGAAGATCCTCATCGGGGCCGCGGACTTCATCACGTCCATCTTTGCCGGCAGTAAGGACAAGAAGGGCCAGGCCGTCGGGGCCACGGTCTTTGATGGCGGGGGCTGGCTGGAAAACACCGGCGGGCCTCAGCTCATCGAGCACAACAGGCGCCGGCCTGATGCTGTGCTGTCCTCCAGCCAGTGGGACACCATGGCCACCATTGCCCAGCATGCGGAGGCAGGGACGGCCATCACCTTCAACGGCCCGGTCTATGGGAACCCCCAGCACATTGTGGATGAGATCGAGGCCCGGAAGCGGCGCGCGGCCACCAGGGGGAACCTCAGGGCTATCACGGTAGGAGGCTGACATGGCCGGGATCATCTATGCTGTCCCCCGGCCACCAGTCCCTGTCCCTGTCCCGCCCTGGATCAGGACCCGGATGACCTGGACAGGCCATGACGGGTCTATCTGGGATCTCACTGACCCTGACGGCGGCGTGGTGCTCCTTCAGGACGGTGTGGAGGGCCTGCATCTGCCCAAGTTCAAGGAATGGACCAGGCAGTCCCCGGCAGTGCCGGGGCAGGTCTTCACCGGGGCGATCGCGGAGCCAAGGACAGTGGTGCTGCCCCTGGCTGTCTATGAGGACACCTCATCCCAGGCCTGGGTGGAGCATGACCGGGCCTTCTGGAAGTCCATGCATCCCAGGAGACAGGGGATCCTCACTGTCAGCCCCGCGGGGACCGGCCAGTCCCGGTCCCTGAGGCTGAGGCTCCAGCCCGAGGACCACTCCTATGACATGGACCCGGCCTATGCCAGGTGGGCGGAATATTCCGCTGTCCTGGTGGCTGACCAGCCCTTCTGGGAGGGCCTGCCTGTCCGGGCCGTCTGGGGTCATGCCATCCCCCAGGAGTTCTATGAGGATGAAGGCCCCCACCTGGTCAACATCATGACCGGCCACACCACTTCAGGGGCCACCCTGGCCAACACCGGGGATGAGGATGCCTGGCCTGTCTGGACCATCATCGGCCCCTCTGCCACCTCCCACCTGGGCATAGGCACAGACCTGGTGGAGATCCCCTTCGAGGTGGCCGAGGGCAAGGCTCTTGTCCTGGACACAGACCCAAGGATCAGGACAGCCCTGGAATACGACTACATCCCGGCCTCTGCCGGGGCCGCGGCCCAGATGCTCAATCCTATGGACCGGACTGCTGACCTGACAGGGGCAGTGAAGTTTGCCCGGATCCCGGGCGGCAGCCAGGCGGCTGTCAATGTCTCACTGGCCGGCAACGGCCTGATCCAGGTGGTACTCACGCCGCTCTACTGGCGGGCCTGGTAGGCCCCCCTGACTGTCACAAAGGAGACCCATCATGGCCATTGCATCTGTCTTCGGCAAGAACGAAGTGGCGGCAGCTTACGGAGACCTGGCGGCCTATGGGGCCATCTACACCACTGCCCCCGGGGCCAGTGCCGGGAC